TAAACGGAGATACAAATGGCAGTACAATTAATTAATATCGGCAATGTTGCCAACGACGGAACTGGTGATGATCTCCGTGAAGCGTTTGCAAAAGTAAATAATAAATTTAATGACATTGATACTAGATTAGAAAATTCAGCTGTAGATGTAGAAAATCTCGGCGGAGTTGGAACTGGAATTTATGCAGGAACTGAAGACGGAGTAATTAAACTAAAATCTCTAGTTGCAGGCACAAATACCACACTTACATCAAATGGTGATACTATTACTATTAACTCTTCTGGAGGTATTAATAGTGTATTAGTATTAACAGACAACGGAAGTATTACTGTAGATAATAGCAGTTATTTAGGCATCAACGGCGGCGAAGTAATTAGTACAAGGGTCAGCGGAAATAACCTGTTTATTGATTTAGATAACACAGGTATAGTTGCTAGAGATACACAGCCATCGCTGTCTGCAAGTTTACAAGCAAACGGAAACAATATACAAAACGCTGGATCTGTAAATGCCAATTCTTTTAATGGACCATTAACAGGATTAGTATACGGCGTTGACGTAAGAAACGTTAATTATTATTATGAAAATTGGGATTTNGGCGATATTGTTGAAACTCAGTATACTTCAATAATAGACTGGATTGTAAAAGATACAGACNTTGATGCAGGAGACCTAATAGGGTCGGGATTAGTTGATTGGAAAATTGACTTAGGCACAATAGCGTGATGCCGATAAATACTATACGGAGAGTATTTAATGGCAATTTGGACTGAACGATCTGGTACTAAACTAGCNANCTTACAAGAAAGAATAACGACAACTGTAAATTTACCTGTTGATGCAAATGCAACGGTAGAACTTATTAGTGGAAAACTTCCTAAGGGGCTAAGAATTGTAGGTACAATACTTAAAGGAACTCCGTTAGAAGTTTCTAGGAATACTCAATATAGATTTGTTTTACGAGCAACGTTAAACGGAGATAGAGCAGATAGAACTTACTCTATCGATGTTCAAGGTCCGGATGCGCCGCAATGGATTACCGAAGAAGATTTATTACCGATTGGTAATAACGACACTTACTATATTTTAGATAGTGCACCAGTAGACTTTCAGCTACAGGCAATTGATAGAGACACTTCGGCAGGACAAAAATTAAAATATTTTATCGGAAACAACGACGGAGTTCTGCCGCCTGGCATGACACTTACTGAAGAAGGTAGATTAATTGGTGTTGTTGATCCTATACTTGCACTTGATAAAAATGCTAAAAGTGGCTTGTTTGATGAAAACAACTTCGACAGATATCCATACGACTTTAGTATAAAAAGTTCAAACGGTTTTGATAGCTTTTATTACGATATAACAAAATATGATTATTCTGTTCCTACAAACCCACCAAAGAAATTAAATAGATACTATCAATTCACAGTGTCAGCATCAGATGGAGATACTATTGCTCGTAGAACATTTAGAATATATGTAGTAGGTGATGATTTCCTACGTTCTGATAATACTATTATGCAAGTCGGAACAGGTATTTTTACAGCAGACAACACACATATTAGAACTCCAATTTGGTTAACACCGAGTGATTTAGGATTTAGACGAGCTAATAACTATATAACTTTATTCTTAGATGTTATCGACCCAAATTCTTTAACCGGTATAGTTAGATACGATGTAGCTGATAATAACCCAGACGGTTCACCGAGTATATTACCACCAGGAACACTTTTAGATGAATTTTCAGGAGAAGTTGCTGGGCGAGTTCCGTATCAACCAGCAGTTACAAGAGAATACAAATTTACAATTATAGCAAGCCGTATTACTGCAAATACGTCAGAGCTTGCACAATCAGAAAAAACGTTTATTGTAAAACTATTAGGTGAAGTAGAAAGTACAATACAATGGCTTACTCCTATCGATTTAGGGGATATCTCTGCTAATTATATTTCTACACTAAAAGTTGAAGCAAAAACTAATGTTNCAAAAGCTCAATTACTATATTCGTTAAAGGAAGGTAGGCTTCCNCCAGGACTTGAATTACAGTTTGATGGAGAAATTACAGGTAATGTAAGATCCTTTGGCACTGTAAGTCAACCTGGGCTAACAGTTTTCGATAGTGCTAATACTACATTTGATGGCAACTCAACTACTATTGATAGATCATATAAATTCACTATAGAAGCTAGAGACCAATTTGGATATAGTGCGATTGAAAGAAGTTTTATAATCGACGTAAGCGATCCCGACAATAGGCTGTATTCAAATATATATTTTAATCCGTTATTAAAGCTAGAACAAAGATTGCAGTTTTCTAGCTTTGTTGGCAATCCAGAAATCTTTTTACCAGAAAATATTTATAGACCACAAGATCCAAACTTTGGATTACAAAAACAAATTAAGATGCTAGTATATTCTGGAATTGAAACTGTACTTGCAGAACAATATGTTGCGGCTGCGGCAAAGACTATTAAAAGAAAAAACTTTAAAATAGGAGAATTAAAAACAGCAGTAGCAAAAAATCCAGGCACAAATGATATAGTATACGAAGTAGTCTACTTAACAATTATCGATCCATACGAGAAAAATGGAAAAGTACAAAAGAAAATTAGAGTTAAAAATGATAAAAAAATCTTAGTAAACAGTGTTAGCACTACTCCTAATGATTTTAATTATAATACTATTGAAAAAACTTCAATATCTGTTGCTACTAGAACTAATCCTGATAATATTGCATTGTCTGATTCGTCTCTTAAAATTTATACTAGAGACGGAGTAGTTGAATGGACGTTTGGTACTGATTTTTATATTGTATTAAATGACGGTGGACAAGTTGTAGGAGCATATATAAAAGGTAGTACTACTAATATAACAAATAGACCTGTACCCGAAAATACTATTAAAGCTGATAGCAATGCTATTTTAGTTAGTGATCCGAATGCAAATGTAAAATATATTTCAAATATAAGTAATGTTCGTGATGCATTTAGAGCTTTAGGTAGAACAGAAAGAGACTTCTTACCGTTGTGGATGCGTACAGCACAAGAAGATAGTATACAAGAACTAGGCTATACTCTTGCTATTCCATTAGCATATTGTAAGCCAGGAACAAGCGAAACAATAAAAGCAGCAATTGATTTTAGCGAGTTTGATTATAGACAGTTTGAACTTGACATTGATAGATTTTTAATTGATGCAACCGAAGGCGATAGTGAGCCTAAATACATCGTATTCGCTAATTACGAATTTAACTTATGATAAATATTGTTGGAGATAATATAACATGGCCAGTAACATAAACACAACAGACATTGATGCAGAATATCCAGTAGCAGGTGTTGATAACGATACCCAAGGTTTTAGAGATAATTTTAGCACAATTAAAGATAACTTTATAGCAGCAAAAGCAGAAGTAGAAACTTTACAAAGCGATACTGCAAAGTTAAATGCAAGCAACGATTTCAACGGTAATGATATCAGAGAAGCTAATTTTCTTGCAACTACACAAGAAGTACATAACAATGGAAATCTAACAGCAGGACAAAATATTTCGTTTACAAATGGTCATTACCAAACAGTAAACATCGGAGCAGATCTTACGCTAACACTAGCAGATTGGCCAGGGACNGGAAAGCTAGGAAAAATTCGATTAGTTATTAGTGGGGACGGTACCGAAAGGACTATTACTTGGTCAACCGAAGCTGGTGGATCTATAAAAACTGATGCTAGTAATGTTTGGACCTCATTTACAGTAAACTCTGCAACTGCACCAAAAATTGTAGATTTTTGGACAGACGACGGAGGACTAGTTGTGTATGCTAATTATATAGGCGAATTTGGTTAATGTTTAATCCATTAGTTGATTCTTTTGAAAATTTATCTGATGCAGAAGTTGACGAAGGTGTAAGAACGTTATCGAGACGATATTTTCAAACGAATAATGCACAACTACAACAGCAAGTGTCAGTAATCCTTGAGATGTATAAACAAGAAATGCGCTCAAGGATTGCTAAAGCACAGCAAACACAAACACAAGACGACAACAATTCTCTTGACAATTTAATAAATGTAAGTTAAAATAAGTGTATGCTTATGAAAACAGATGAACTCGGTATCCCACGGTTTACAAACAAAGACTTAATTGACATGATCTATACAGGCCATGCGGATAAGGTGCATGTGGTATTGTGTGATGCAGACGATGATGTAGACAAGTTCAATGCCGCTATGGAAGAACAAGGTCTAGACAAACTACAAAAATATATCCCATTAGATGTAGATCAAAAGACTTTTGACGGTGTGTGTCAAGGTGAATGGTTTATGCCTGACGAATATAAGAATCTTAAGGTATGGGAATACCTTTGTAAAAAGTGCCAAGAAAAGGATCAATGGCCCGAAAATATTAGTAGGATTACAGCCGAGTATAGAGAATTTGAATCACGTAAAATGATTCCACTTTTACAATACATGATCTATCTTGTAGACTTTATGCGCGAGAACAACATTGTTTGGGGTGTAGGACGTGGATCAAGTGTGGCATCATATGTGCTGTATTTGATTGGTGTGCATCGTATTAATTCAATCCAATATGACCTGGATTGGCGAGAGTTCTTGAGATAAGTAAGTATATAATAGGAGGTATTAATTATGCCAATGAAACAAACAGGACGTAAAGTCTATAAAACAATGCAAGGTAAAACAGTTGATATGGATCTACTACGTCAACGCAACGAATTAACTCCGGCAGTAGGTAATGCTAAAGTTAATGCTCGCGGTGATGAATTAGGTGCAGGCGGCAAAATCATCAAAAGACGTGAAGAACTAATGCAAGATTATTATGTAAAGAACGGTTCAACTCCTGATGAAATTGCAGTTAAAAAAACTAACGCTGTCGAAAAAGATCTAACAGACGACTGGGTTGAACCAACAAACACTGTAAAAGCAAAAAAGACTACAGTTAAAAAAGAGGATCCAGTAGATATGATGGGTGCTGACGAATGGGTAGAAGACGAAGACGGCAATTTTGTACAAAAAGGTGAATAATGGCGAGCAATTTAAAATCTATTAAAGGTAATCCCACAGCAGTAGGAAATCGTGTTCTTATAACTGACATGAGATTCGGTGAGCAAAAAACTGCCAGCGGGCTAATCATTAAAGATGATGATGGTACTACTAGGGGAATTTATCCTCGATGGGGCAAAGTGTATGACAAAGGACCAAAGAACAATGATGCATATGACATCGGTGATTGGGTNCTAGTAGAACACGGACGTTGGACTCGAAGTATTAAAGTCGAAACTGATGAAGGCGAAGTAGAAATTNGAATGGTAGAANCTGAAAGNATTTTAGGCTATTCNACTGAGAAACCAGATGAATTACAAATCGGAGCCGAATATTCAGACGGCCAAGCAGCAACCATTGATCCCAGTAGTTTTGTGAGGACATAATGACAAATCCATTTAACGATATTGACACGTTTGCAACAGCGTGTGATCAAGCACCTAGCGTAGAAAATTATGCAATGTATCTTGATCTAATTACAGAAGAATACAACGAACTAAAAGACGCCATTGTTGCAAATGATCGTGTAGAACAACTAGATGCACTAGTTGACATTCTAGTTGTTACTATGGGTGCTATTAGAGCGGGCGGCTTTGATGGAGAAGGTGCGTGGCGAGAAGTAATGGACACAAACTTCGCTAAGATCGATCCAGACACGGGCAAAGTAATTAAACGTGAAGACGGTAAAGTGCTAAAGCCAGAAGGATGGAAAGCCCCAGAACTAGCACAGTTTATCAAATAATTTAAATTAACACTTGACTCCTAACAGTTTATACGCTATAATGTATATAAATTGTTAGGAGTTTTCTTTTGGCTACACATGGTATGATAGATTTAGAAACACTGGGCGTGGAGCCAGACAGTGTTGTTATGACCCTCGGTGCAATTAAATTTGATCCGTTCTCAGATAGTGAACCGCATAGTCCGCTTTATCTGCGTGGCGATGTAGAAGAACAAACAGAAAGCTACAATCGTTCTATCGACGAAAACACCCTTGCTTGGTGGGCAACTCAACCACAAGAAATTCAAGACGAAGCATTTGGTGATGACTTAGAAAGAGTAAGTGTACAGGAAATGCTACGTCAACTTAATAAATGGTGTGTAGGATTAGACTACATTTGGTGTCAAGGTCCTACGTTTGATTTTGTAATACTACAGCATCTATATAAAGAAGCAGAAAAGCCTGCTCCGTGGAACTATTGGCAAATTAGAGATAGTAGAACATTGTTTGCTATGATGCCAAGTGATCCACGTAAAGCAATACAAGAAAGCCTCCATAACGCACTGGCTGATTGTTATTATCAAGCAAAGTGCGTACAACAATCATACAAACATTTTGGAGTAAAA